GATAATTATACCGCTAATGGTGTAACTTGGTCATGGGATGGATCTGCTTGGAGAAGAAGTGGTGGAGTCGGAGCACAAGGTGCTGCAGGTGCTCAAGGTGCTGCAGGTGCTCAAGGTGCTACAGGAGCAACTGGTGCTCAAGGGGCTACAGGACCAACTGGTGCTCAAGGTGCAACTGGTTCTACAGGACCCACAGGACCAACTGGTGCTCAAGGTGCTACAGGACCAACTGGTGCACAAGGTAACGCTGGTTCTAGTGGTAGTAATGGTGCTCAAGGTGCTGCAGGTTCTGATGCATCACTTCCATCTGGGGTTATTGTTATTTGGTCTGGAAGCACAGGTTCAATCCCATCTGGTTGGGTTCTTTGTAATGGATCGAATAGCACACCTGACCTTAGAGATAGGTTCGTTGTTGGTGCTGGTAGTGGATACTCGGTTGGTAACACTGGTGGTTCCTCTAGCGTAACTCTTTCAACGTCACAAATACCCGCACACAATCACGGTATATCAGATCCAGGTCATGATCACGATACGACAGTTGATGGACACCACCTATTCGATGGTAATGGTTCTCAGAGTATTGGTTATGGAGGTCCTGGTGGTTATCCTGCTCAGGAATTTGAACTCTACAATGCAACTACTGGAATCAGTATTCAAAACGCTGGTGGCGGTGGATCTCACGAAAACAGACCACCATACTATGCTTTAGCATACATAATGAAAACTTAATTGAATTGTAATGAATGAATTGATACAAGTCGTTCAGGTGCTTACACCTGATGAAGTTTTATTGGTTAATGAAGAGTTAGATAAAAAAGAATTTATAGTCAGTTCAGTAGGGTTTGTTGATGGTGAAACTGGTGAACCCAGAGTAGATTCTGATATTAGGTCAAGTTCTGGTTGTTATCTTCTTGATGATGAGAAGGCAGCTCAGATCATACACAAAGGTATGAACAACGCTTTGCTTGAATATCGTAAGAGATTGATGGAGATTCATCCTACATTTGATGGATATCCTGTTCCTGGTGGATTCATGACCACATCAAATAGAGAGTTGATACAAGTTCTTGAATATGTAAAGAATCAGAAATACACATGGCATACTGATGCATCACCTCAATCTAATTCAAAGGAATATCATAGAAAAATCTCAGTAATATTGTACCTATCAGAAGATTTTGAAGGTGGCTCAACTAAATTTGTACATGAAGAATACAAACCTCCGATGGGACATGCCTTAATATTTCCATCAAATTGGTGCTTTCCACACACTGGCACAAGGGTTACTGATGGAAAGAAAAGAGTAGCAGTAACTTGGTATTACGTTCACGACAATAACGTTTGACTTTCTAAATAATTCAACTATAATTATTCTATGAATTATTCAGACGAATTTTTAGAGAATATCACCATAGACGTTTGTAAAAAGACATTTATGTTGTATATGGATGATGGACAGAAGAGAAAAGTTAAATGTGATACAACTCAACAGTTTATGGATGTTATAGAATTGATTGATAAATCTGCAGATCCAAGAATTGTTGAATATACTGATATATCCACTACAGAAGACTGATTCCTGACTAACTAAATAGATCATAGAATAATATATTGGCAATCATAAGACAATGCCCCTTAATAAGTTAGAGAACTTTATAAAGAATACTGAAGGGCGTATTCTTTATGTTAATCCAAGTGACCTTGATTCAACTGATGCAATAGAAAATCAAGGTAATTCACTTACAACTCCTTTCAAAACAATACAAAGAGCACTCGTTGAGGCTGCTAGATTCTCCTACTTGAAAGGAAACAACAACGACACAGTAGAGAAGACAACTATATTGCTATATCCTGGTGAGCATATTGTTGATAACAGACCAGGATATGCTATCAAGGCAGACGGAACTGCTGCAAAAGCAGTATCACAAAGTGGTGCAGAGACTAATGCTACAACTGAATTTTCTCTAACTTCCAGTTCAGTATTTGATCTAACACAGGCAGATAATATTCTTCATAAGTTTAATAGTATCAATGGTGGTGTAGTTATACCAAGGGGAACATCACTTGTTGGACTAGATTTAAGAAAGACAAAGATAAGACCTAAGTATGTTCCAAACCCAACAGATGTTAATGTTGGTAATTCAGCGATATTCAGAGTAACAGGTACTTGTTACTTCTGGCAGTTCTCTATATTTGATGGAGATGAGAGTGGACTTGTATATACAGACTCAACAGATTTCTCAACAAATAATCAATCAAAACCAACATTCTCTCACCATAAGTTAACTTGTTTTGAATATGCTGATGGTATAACAATCCCTTCTGGTTATACAATTAGTGACTTAGCGATGTACTATGCTAAGTTATCAAATGCTTTCAACTCTACTGATAGAGTCATTGAGACAACAGACAGATATCCAGCTAGTGATACTGGGTTCTCTCCACAAAGACCTGAATTTGAAATTGTTGGTGCATTTGCTGCTGATCCAATTAACATATCTAACATTATATCTGGTGATGGATTTACACCTGGTGCGATTATAACAGTCACCACTACTAATCCACACGGATTGAACGCTGGTACACCTATCAAGATCAAGGGTGTAGGAGTAGATGATTATAATGTATCAACAAAAGTTCAGAATGTAACTAGCACAACTCAGTTTACATACTTACTACCATTTGTAAGAACAAATTTACCTGCATCACCAAGTGCAGCAGCAGGTACAGTCACAATCGAGACTGATACAGTCACAGGTGCATCTCCATATATCTTCAACATATCATTGAGATCTGTTTTCGGTATGAATGGTATGCATGCTGATGGTAAGAAAGCAACTGGATTTAGATCTATGGTTGTTGCTCAGTTCACTGGTATATCACTTCAGAAAGATGATCGTGCTTTCGTAAGTTACAATAAATCATCTAGAATTTATGAAGGTATAGGTATTACTAAAGTAACAGGTGCAGAGTTAGCAAGTGGATCATCTGCTACCAATACATCACAGGTATATCATCTAGATTCAAATGCAAGATACAGGAAAGGTTGGGAGACTGTTCATATCAAGGCAAGTAATGACTCCTTCCTACAGATAGTTTCTGTATTTGCGATTGGATATGCGAGACACTTTGAATGTATCGCTGGTGCTGACTATAGTGTAACAAACTCTAACTCAAACTTTGGACAAATCTCTCTTGCATCAGAGGGATTTAAGAAGGAAGCATTTTCAAAAGATGATAAAGCATTTATCACAAATATAATTACACCTAAAGCGATTACATCAACTGAGGAAGATGTAGATTGGATTTCATTAGACGTTGGACTAACTACATCTGTTGGTATTTCAAGTCATCTATATCTCTTTGGATTTAATGATAAAGATGTAAAACCACCAGTCATCATTCAAGGTTATAGAGTTGGTGCTAAGTTAAATGATAAGTTAAACATAGTTAATTCAGGAACTAACTATTCTGCCGACATCTTTATGGTTGATACTGATCCAGCGAGTGGAGCAGTATACGGAACTACAAGTTCAGTTAAATCACTTGAAGTTTCTAACATAACACTAAACTCACAGTTTAACTTTGCGTCTAATCACGGACTGTTAACAGGTGAAAAAGTAAAACTCATGAGTGATGATGGTGATTTACCAGAAAACATAAATGCTCATCAAACATACTTTGTAATTAAGGCATCTGCAACAGCAATTAAGTTAGGATCCTCACTATCTAACGCTGAGAATGGAACAGCGATCACAGTATATGGTGGAACTAATCTTAAAGTATTAAGTAGAGTATCTGAAAAGGATGCTGGTGATGTTGGATCACCGATTCAATTTGATTCCACAAATGGTAACTGGTATATTCATACAAATGCTGCTAGTGGAATATATAACGGATTTGCTTCTGGTGGTATAGCATCATTTGGTGCAAGAACTAATGTATCATTCTTCAAGAGAAAAGAGGATGCTAGAAGTATTGACGAGAAACTATACAAGTTTAGAGTCGTTGTACCTAAAGAATTCGATAATGCAAAGAATCCAGAAGAGGGATTCATATTACAAGAATCAGGATCAACTGCTGCTAGAACAAATGCAGACTTCTCACTAGCAACTATTGATAGTTCTGATTATGACTACAAACGTAATCATAGATTTATTAGCACCTGTACCGAAGCATCAAATGTAGTTACAACTATCACAGAATTACCTCACGATTTAGATGTTGGTGATCAGGTTATAATCAAAAATGTAAGTAGCACAACTAATACATCTGCAACTGTAAATCAAGGATATAATGGAACATTTTTAGTCACTGCGGTAGATAATGATAAGACATTTAAGTATTCAACAACTGATGTAGATGGTACAACACATAGCGTTGGATTCTTTACAAATGATACAAGCAGTAGAACAACTTCTCTTCCTAGATTTGAAAGAAATGATCTACAGGCAAACTATTACATCTATAGAAATGATACCATTCAAGAATATGAGAAAGATATTTCTGATGGTGTGTATCATCTTTATGTTTTAAACGCAGATAATAGTATCACTGAGGAGTACACGACTGATTCATACAGTCAGAATGTTGATGATTTATATCCCCAACTTGATAGGGATAACATACAGGACAATCCAGCAGCATCTAAAACTTTTGCGAGAAGATCACCTGTTGGTAGTGTAGTTACTAATGATCTTAAGAAGAGTCTTACAAGAGAGACTGCCGATAGTATATTAAAAGATTTAAAAATTGGTTTACCAATCACAGGAGTTACAACTTCATTCTCATCACAGAACGCTGGTACAGCAACTCTTACTTTTGATAGACAACATAATCTAAGTGGTATTGTTACATGTACGATATCTAATGGTGGTTCTGGTCTTACAAACGGAACTTATCATAACGTAAAACTTTTCAATAATGGTGGTACAACTTGGGATGGTGCGACAGCAACTATAGTTGTATCTGGTAATCAAGTTACACAGGCAGATATTACTGCTGGTGGATCTGGATAGGCTGGTGGTGAGACACTAGATTTAGATAATACATCTACTGG